GATGCATTAACTGTTGAACCAATTGCAGAGACGAGGCGTGTTCCAGCACCAACTGCAGTAAATGTTACTGGTGTTCCAGCAACAACTGTAGCGGTGATAAGAAGGGCTTCGTTGTTTGTAACAGTTGAAGTATCTGCAACGCTTACGACGTTATCAGATGGAACCTTAACTGTAAATGGTGAGGCTGCAGTACCTGCGCCAGAAATTTCTGTTGTTACGTCCACAGAAACGGTATTGGCACTTGCAGGTGTCACTACGATAAATGAGCCAAGCATGGCTGCAACCGATGCAATGGCGATCTTTTTAAATGAATTCATTTTTCTCCTTGTTATTATTCATTTGGTTTATATTGTTTTTAGTCTATCCAAATAGTCTTTAATTTCTTCTATTTGACTAGGTTTATATTGTATCACGTTTGCAGGTAGTTCGTCAACCTGGCGTGGCCTATCCCTAAAAGTATGAACCTCTACTTCAGAGTCTACATTCTTAGGAGTGTGAGATATAGCACCAAAAATAGCACCACAAACAGCATCGGCCAAGTCTTTAGATTTTTTCCTGGGGTGATCAACTTTATCATTTTTCATAATTTTTAACTGGGTTAATTCTTCAAACAATAACTCTATTGCTGGCATAACAAGCCTTTCTTCATATACCAACATAGCCATATCCTCATAATGTTTTTTAGCAACAGAAACAGTATCAGTTTTCATTCCTACCTGATTTAACTCATTTTGAATATCAAATGACTGCCAACGGTCAAAAGATACCATGCCTATATCAAACCCTATTCTTCTAAGGTTTTGTATCCATTGCTTTACCTCTGAAAGATTAACTGGTCCTTCTACCTTCGGTTCCCACCATGCTACTGCATCTACAACAACAACTGGAGCAACCTGTTCGTAATTATTAATTACTTGAATGTTTACCCACTTTTCCACATGAGCAATCGCAACTGCACACTTGTCGTGTTTCTGTGCAAGGTCAGCATGGACATAGTATTTTTTATTTGGATCTGGTTTAAACGATTCATCAAACCTTTTAAAGGTATCTATTGGGTTTCTAAGTGTCATGCAGGCTCTTACTTTTTCTGCCTGCTTAAAAAATGCATCTGATGCAAAAGTTGGTACACATGCAAAACGCATCATTGCATCTCCAAGGTCTGTCATAAAAGCAATCTTGAAGTCATCAATTTTTCTGGTTGGATTAACTTCCCATGTAGGTCTCTTTAATGCAAATACTCCAGGATATTTGTATGAAGTAATCTGATCTTCTTCCCAATATATTTCAAATTTATTGTCTGCCTCAGTATCTGGTAGAAGTGGATTAATCACAAACTCGTGAGTTCTTTCTATAACTTCTTTTTCTGCAATAACAGACTCATATCTCTCAGAAATAAAGTCTCCTGGATACCTTGGGAATGAAAGCAAAACAACTTTTCCAAGATCTGGAAAACGAGAATCCACAGATCCACGGAATGCTTTATATATATTGTCAGCAGTCTTTCCCTGCTCATTGCCTGTTCCAACCTCAGAAGCAAACCCAGAGATCTCATCAAGAACCGCAAGCAAAAGATTTAGACCCTCGTGAGATTCTCTTTCTGAGTGTCCAGAGTAGACAGTAATTGATTTATTAAATCCTATTGAATCTACTTTTGCCTCATATTTACCCGCAAACCAAGGGGACTTTTCAATCTTTGTTTTAAAGCCTTTAAAGAAAACATTCTTTGCCTGCTGTGCGTTAATAGCAACATTAATTAAGTCTATGGCATCTCCAGATGGTTTGCCGAAATATCTGGCTGGATCCTTAAGGCATAATAACTTATATACAATATAAGCACAGGCAACAGTAGAAGTAAAATCTTTTCCACTACCCTTGCCAAGTTGTAGGATAATTTCATTCTTAGTATACTTTTCATAATACCGTGCACCTTCTTCTTCACCCATCAATTGCTGTAAATCTTCTTTACGATAAATCTGACTCATTGCTTGAACAATATCATATTGAATATCTGATAACCCTGGCTGTCCCAAATAATCTGGAGATTCAACAAATGTTTTTGCGTCGACTGGTGTCTCTTCAAAATGATTATCTTTAAGCGCTTCTAAGAAATCATCAAACATCATGGACAATTGTAATCACTTCATCTTTCTTGGCAATATCAGAAAGTCTACGCATAATCTCATCTCGTATCTGCGGATACTCAGACGCTATGTCACGAAGAATTCCCATCAAAACCTCTTGCCGTCTTTCTATCTGAATCATTTCTTCTGCTAGTTCTTTGTTCTCAAGAAGACCAGCCTTTTGTAGCATATCAATTCTTTTAGACTCAATGTCCATTACAAGTTTGATAGCAGCAGTCTTTGCACTAAGATTATTTGTCATTGATGCTTCATCAATAACCTCGTATGTACGAGATACCAGTTTACTATAATGTGTGTCTGCTGCAGCAAGTGCCTCTTTAGCACGAGCACGAATTGCATCATTGGCAGAAGCCATAACTTTCCACTCATTAATAAGTGTTACTACTTTTTGTCTTGGTATGGCAAGTTGCTTTGAAATTACCGTGGGGTCATTACCTTTTAGGTATTCTTCTACTACTTGATTTACCTGATCAAGATGTTTAACTAAATCATCTTCAGTTGACATTATTTAATTCCCTTGCAATTTTTAAAAGTATCAAATATCCAATAAGATCATCTATATCATTATCTCCAATATAAGATCCGCCCCTAGTTATTCTTGATAACTTGTCATCAATACGAACATGAAGTTGCTCCACACTATCAGATGTAGCAAAAATTCTAACTGGATTTAAAGCAGAATCTCCGTATGATTTATTTTTTGCAATAAGCATTTCTTTAATTTCGTCACAAACTTGAGCAATTGTAAACTGTGTTTCAGAACTCACTTTCATCCTCTTCTTCCCAAGACGCTTCCCAGTCTTCCATGCTTTTTGACAATCTAATTAGCGCTATACCTGTCAATGATGAAAACACGCCAATAAATACAACGATAGGCAACAGTATCTTTTTCATCTCTTTGATTTCCTTAATCCAAATTTAGCAAGGTACACATAAATAGTTTCCACGCTTACCCCACACTCCTTTGCAATTTCCTCTGGAGTCTTTTTATCCATAACATAACGCTTACGCATAAAAGCCTCGCTTGTATATAGTTTAGCAGCCATAACTTTATTTGTCAACTCCTGGTATTTTCCAGTCTAAATCTTCTCTTTTTACTGGTGGTTTATCTTTATTAAGAACATGATGCTGATACCTATCAATTTTATCATAATTTGCATTGTATCTTGTCATTCCTAAAGGAATACCACTTTTTCTGCAATACTCTTGAGTAACTTCTAAAGGAATATTTCCGTAGACTCCAGTCAATCTTCCAGAAAAAAGCAAATTAAGTTTTAACATTGCTTTTCTTGAATGCTCCCAATGATCTTTTTTCTTGTCATCTGCCCAAGGCCTGGCGGTGTCATATCTACTTAATTTTTCTCCTGGATATTTTCTTGAAAGATGATGATATGAAAAAATTTTTGATGTTGCAAACATTCTCCAACCCCTGCCCCAAGACTGTAAAGACACATAAGGCTCTTCTCCATTAAAATTCATTTCTGGATCTAATGGAACTTCATCAATATATAATTTTTCTGCAAAGCACCATGTAAAGTGTACCCAATAATTTTCATGAACATCGTCGTCTTCTGGCGGCACATTTCCAATTGGAAACCAATATCCTGGAACAAAGTCTGCAACCTCTCGCTTTATTGGATCCCATCCAGTAATAGAAGGATGATAAAGGTTAGTCTTTACATCATTCTTATATTTAATAGACCAATCATCGTTGTACTCAAAGTCGGGTGGACAAAAAGTTAAAACGGCTTTCCCAGTTTCAGACTTTGCTTTTGCTTTTACGTATTCTTGTAGGCATGTTATATCCCAGTCTTGTTCAAATCTTGTATGGCCACAAATATAAAGCACATAATCAAAATCAACTGGTATATTTTTTGTTGTAAGGTCTCTAGCCCAAAGGATTCCACGATACTCTGACAAATCAAATTTTCTATACAGAATCTGCTCTTCTGGTATAAAACTTAAATCAGAATAAAATTCTGGAAAATGTTCCTCTACAATGGAAAAAAATAAACCATTTTTATCTTTTGCTTTTGAATAACAGTCTAAAACTGTTCCTTTTAAATCTGCTTCTTTATAAGATATTATTGATACCAGTATCTTCATAATGCTTTACTCCAATTGTTAATTGCCCAGTGTCCAATTCCGCATGCATCTGCTACATCGTTATCTTTGATAGATCTGTCGTATATTGTATTGATAAACTTTATAGTTCTTTCTTTTCTTAAGTTTCTTTCATATGTCTTGTACCAAGATTCTGATTTTCCTGGATTTTGTGACCTAATATATAACTGTTCATCTTTTGATATTTTTTTATTACCTATATAGTTTTGCCATGTTATTGGAGATACTTTGCCTATGACCTTTGTTCCAGTTTGTCCTGCAGCGCCTAGAATTGCCCCCTGTACAAGTGCAAGGTCTGCAGCGGTTTTGGGGCTATTCATGAAAACAGTATGCTCTATAACTATTGCTTCAAATCCGTTATATATATCAAAAAACGCTTTTACCTTTTTACTAGCATCAATCACTTTTTGATATATATCATTGCCTTCAAAACTAATTTTACCTACTGATTTTAAGTCATCTCCCTCAAAAAGAGCAAAAGCAAGACTATTCGTACTGGCATCTATAGAACAAATTTTATGAGGTTTTACTTCTATGCCCCATTTATTTTTTGCCATTAGTCTTATCCTTTATTTTTTTAATTGCTTTAGCAACTGCATCTGGATTTACAGAGCATGTATTACATATAGGATTATCATTATATATTGATAGTGGCATAGAGCACGACTTACAAGGCCTTACCTTGCCCTTTCTTTTTAATCTTTTAGATTGAAGATACCTTGCAGCAATTTTTTCTTTTGTTGCAAGGTCCCTACAATCAACAGAACAGTATATTTGATATGATACCGACTGCTCAAACTGCTTATCACAATAATTACAATGTCTCACTAAGAATCTCCAGGGGCGGTATTTTAACTACGCCTGTCCCTGCAGACTCACATGCTTTTTTAATTGGGCATGACTTGCATATCTTGGAATTAGATCTATAGTTTTTAACTGGCAAAGTTTTATCTTGCCAAGCCTTTCTAACTGTCCTCATCCAATCAAATGCCTGGTCTACCCACCGACGGTAATGATCGTTTACTTCTACAGGAATCAAAAGAAGTTCATGATTATTTTTATTCTCATAAATCATAACACCCTTTGGCCTCTTTAAAATCTTCATATATATAAGCAATTGCATTAGGTGGCCAGTCTTTGCTTTACCTGATGCTTTTCTATACTCAAAGCCTTCATTCATCATTGTTTTAATTTCACCAATGAGTTCTTCCCCTTGCCAATCAAGCATTACATCTCCATACCCGAAGATTGGGGGATCGCTGTGCGTAATCTTAAATTCAGTAGTTGTCTCATTATCATCATTACGATAAATTTTTGCTACTCCAGAATTCATCATTGCTGATTGAATTCTAGCATGAGATAATGTTCCAGCAGTCATATTTGCTGCAGCATATGCGTCAGCATTATCCTCAAATACCTGGCCATCAAATGCTAGGTACCAATATCTAGCACACTCTCCATGTCCATATGCAATTGTAGAAGGAGCAAAAGTCTTTTTGACTGTATGCTTGTCTACACGATTAATCGTATATCCTTCTTTGATTTTTGCTTCTAGTTCAGCAATGTTCATAGGATGTATCTGTTTTTCTTCTGCTTTTATCATAACCGTATGTAGTAAATTTTTTGTCATTATTTCTCGTTTCTCTTAGTATAAGTATAGCAGATTATCGGATTATGTACTTTAAGGCAGAAACAAGATTGTTAATTGACTCTGCTGCTGTATAGTAAAGATTCTTCTTTCCTCTGTCTGATTTGTCAACATTGGCCATCCATGTTGCTTTTAAGGACATTTTGGCAGCAATAGCCTGTAGACGAACGATCTCTACTGTGGCTACATTTAAAGGTATATCTGGTTTGATAATAATCTTAGCGATAAAGGTAAGGGCTGTAGTCAACTCCTCATCCTGCATGTATTCTGCAATTTCGGATAAACCATTTACCATGTCTATTGTTGTTTGCTGCTGTTCCATTATTCCTCCATCATATCTTCTAGTATGCTCATCTCAATTATAGCAAGTCTTACCTTTGCATTACCCTCGCCTATTACTACCACTATGGCTGGATCTTTGCCATTCTTTATGGCATCTGTAGTAGCCTTAGCCCAAACCTCTTTATTCAAGGTAAAAGATTTTCCAACCTCTTTAAAGTCTAGAACGAAATTATTCCAAGACGCATCGCCTTTCTGAGTATTACGCCCAGAGTTTTTATGCTGTCTTGCGCCTATTCTTTTGCTCTCGCTTTTCTCACTCATCTTTTTTCTTCTTTGTTTTATATCCAGCCTTAAATAAATGACATTCAGACAAATGCTTATCTGAACACATCCAAGATGCCATGCCTGTATCTAAATAAACTCTTATTGTTTTTACTTCTTTCTTGCAAGTCTTACAAGGAAATTTTCCTTCATAAACACTATAGTTGGCCATTTAGTTTATTCTTGATAAATTCTTGCAAGTCAAGATCCTCTCTTACACGATTAACAAATGCTTCTTTCCCCTGGACCTTTGTGCCATCTGGCAAAAGATACCATGCTCCTGTACGCTCTACAATTCCGTTTAACTCTGCTGTAGTGACTAAATCTCCAATAGTATCTAGCCCAACATTGTCTCCTCTGAAATAAAAATCATATTCTCCAGACTGAAAACCTGGAGATGTTTTTGAAAATTGCAATTCCCATCTCACAGTTCTACCAATCTTTTCTTCAATCAACTTATCCCCTACCTTAATCTTTCCTTTAATCGCCTGATTGTCTGACTCTGAAGAAAAGAGTTTAATAATACATGAGGAATAAAACTTAGTAGCCTGACCACCAGAAGGCTGCTGGCTAGTATACATAGCATTGATATTGTTACGAGAC